CTATTCGGGGTGGGGCCGGGTAGTGCCGGTGACACGGTGAACCTCACGAATGACGCCCTTCTGAATGGCCAACAATCGAGTGACGGTTTGATCCGGTCCCGACCCGAACTCTAAGCCGATGTTTAGCCCAGATTGTGAAGGGAGCGCAGGGGCGATAACCGCCGCGCTTGCCGCTACCAGAAATGTTCGTCTATCCATGACCTCGCTCCTATCACTTCTAGTCTTCATCTCTCGTCTTCGCCTCACGAGGATTGATGACGAAATTCAGCGCCATGCGCAGAGACCGGACCGGCCCCACCCCGAACGTAGACATGCCAGCACCCCATGACGCCCCAGCGGGAAGATTCCCACGCCTGATGCACTCGCGCGCCGCGCCGTCAGCGAGTTGAGCAAATGTATTTTTAATCTGTATTTCCTTGGTCAGGCCATCTTCTGCATAGAGTTCTGGGACCTCTGTCTTCGCCTCAACCCTCATCAGCAAGCCGCGCCGTCGCGCCTCGATCAGAATTTCGTCATCACTGTATTGATTTTCTAGGCGCAATAGGCGCTCGTCATAATCCATAACGATATCATCCGGGGTCCCGTCGCCAAAATTTACTTTCATCGCCTCGCTCCTATTTCGGTTTGTCGGTGTCTGACTGGGCGGCCTCTCTCCGATCAAGCTCACGATCCACAGCCTCGCGAATAAACGCGGCGCGTTGGTTCTTGCCTGCGACAGCTTCGATACGATCCAGAACGCTTTGAGTAAGGCGCACCAGCGTCGGCTTTACGTTGAGTGGAGCGCGGCGAACATTGCATTTCGGAACCTCCAACCTGACGGCCTCAGCTTCAGCCGCTACCGCTTGCTCTCGAGTTTCAAAGTGCTCAACAGTAATATTCGCAATATCCCAGAACCACTCAGACGATGAGCGATGCTGTCCCAATCTCGTTAGGTGGCAGAGGGATATCCCGACGTACAGCAGCCGCCCATCGCCATCGTAATGTCGGTACAGACTAGTCCTTGCTCCCACCGCGCTTCTCCAGAAATTCTTGCATTGCAGCATCAAGAGCTCGCCCGAACTGAACCACGGGAATCTGCTCTGCACACCATGCCCTAAACTGCTCCACCACCTCAGGGTCGAGCGTCACATTCACCGGTTTTCTAATTCTCACCATATCCATGCACATACATTGCCGCCAAGTGCGCGTAAATGTCAAGATGCGTGCGCACACATATTTACAAGGGCGCACATATCGCTTATAGTATCAAGATAGATTGGGAAGGGCCATATCGGCCCATAACCCCCCACAACCGCACCCCTTTGATGGAGAGAGACATGCCCAAGTCCAATGCGGTGGATAACGAAATCGCCGACGCGATGAACCGCGCCCGCGACTCCATCTAACCCCCCCCTTTGATGGAGAGTGATATGCCCGAAGCGAAGAAAGGTTTCTATGCCATGCGAGGCGTTTGGAAGCACACAGGTGACCGTGATGGCGACACCGCAACAGCCACGCTTGGCGACTTCACTATTCAAGTTCAGGATCTCGACGGTGACTTGGCTGAATACGAGATCAAGAACGCGAACGGCGATCAGATCGCTAGCGGGCGTTGTGCTGGTTACGACGATTTCGAGGCGTGCAAGGCAGCCGCCTGGGCAGCAATGACCCACATCGCCTAGTCCACCTAACCCCAACCCCAACCGCACCCCGATCAGGAGCGCCCCATGGAAAAACCTAAGTTCACCCTTATGCAGCGCCTACTAAGGCCAGCGATCAATCGGCTTGTGGAAGGTTGGTTCCCAAGGGGGTGCTTTTACGGGAACAATTACTTGGACGACTTCAAGGAGTTTGACCGAGGCAAGGACGTCGTCGGCAAGACTGCGGCAATGTACCTGCAGTCCATCATGCGGAAGGCCGGTGCCACCTCAATTTCCTACGAAATGACCGAAATCACCGAACGAGACGTTCTTATCGGCAGTTACAAGCTGACCCTTGAAAAGATCGACTAACCCCAACCAAAAACGCACCCCTTTGATGGAGAGAAGAATGCGAGCCAGAGCAAAGAAATGGCTTCAAGACCGGTTAGGGATCACCGCCCTGGTCAAAGAGAATGACAGGCTTAACGGTCTGGTGAAATCTCAAAGCCGTGTCATCGACAAACGCCTGTCGGAGCTGGATGAACTGACGAAAATAGATGCTGACGTCGGGTTTCGCGGCAACTGCACAGTCATTCTTACGGGCGTCTATCGCGGGCGTGCCTACGTCCAATTCTACGACCTCGCCCCAGATCACTTCCGGCGGTACGTGGAGCAACTACGTTGGGAGCGTAAAGAGAACCTCATCCGCCACGTCGACGCCCCAGCGCAATTCCGTGGCGCCTTCGACCTGATTTGACCCCAACCGCACCCCTTTGATGGAGAAGGCAATGGTCGCCTACTACAACGAGCACAACTCCACCTCCGCTAAGTGGCTTAGGTTGCTGATTGAGAACGACTTAATTGCACCTGGCGAGGTGGACGATAGGAGCATTGAAGATGTTACTCCATCAGAACTTTCTGGATATTCTCAGCACCATTTCTTTGCCGGTATCGGTGGCTGGTCCCTCGCACTCAGGCTTGCCGGGTGGCCCGATAGCCGCCCAGTCTGGACCGGATCCTGTCCATGCCAACCTTTCAGCGCGGCAGGCAAAAGCCTTGGGTTTGACGACGAGCGCCACCTCTGGCCGTCCTTCGAATGGCTCATTCGCCAGTGCCACCCTGCAACTGTCTATGGAGAACAGGTTGCGCGAAAGGCTGGGCGTGAATGGCTCGCCGTGGTGCGGTCTGATCTGGAAGCGACAGGATATGCCATGGGGGCCGCCGATCTCCCGGCTTGCGCGGTCGGGGCGTGGCACGAACGCCCCCGGCATTACTGGGTTGCCCACTCCCTCAGGGTGCAGCAACGGCGGCAAAAACCATGTCGTCGGACGGCTGGACGAATGGGGCGGCTCATCAAATCCGTTTCGTGGGACAGAGGTTGGCAAGAAGCGCTGCGGGAGCTTCGAAGCCTGGATGATGGGCTATCCTATGGTGTGGGCCTCACTGATGGCTTTCGAAATGCAATCGTCCCACCGCTCGCGCAAGCGTACGTAGAATGCACGATGTAAATTCCAACAATCCCCAACCCCGAACCGCCCGGAGGCAATTATGCCGATTTCAACAAAGATCCTAGAGCCCCATGAAGCCGCTCAAGGCACCTGGATCGCAGTGATCGAAGGTTGGCATGTTCGCGCTGAAAGTCGCAGCCATGCACAGCGCATTATCGACACCTGCAAAATGGTCGCTGCAGCCGCCAAGAAAGAAGCGAAGGCGGAAATCCGAACCGCCCTTGGCCTGCGCGCCTACGGCGACCACGCTCCCCGCTAAATCCAACTAACCCAACCCCCAACCGCACCCAACCCCGAAACCGCACCCCTTTGATGGAGATCCGATTGAACTGGTTTGCCGAACAACGCCAAGAGTGGATCGGAGAAATGCTCCGCATCTATGGCTTCATCAACCGCTTCCACGTGTCCCGGAAGTTCGGGATCTCGAATGCCCAAGCCGCGCTGGATTTCAAAGCATTCCACGAGTCAAACCCCGAGGCGATGAAATACGACGCCCGCAAGAAGATCTATTTCGCCTCAGATGCCCCGAAGGCTCTGATCGACAAGCTCTAAACGGAGGCCGAAATGTCCAAGCACCCCACCCCAAACCAGGAAGGTCATTTCTGGGCGAAGCTGGTCCACCCTCATCGAGAACCGGAAGGTGAGGATTGGGCATCACCCGACTGGGAAGTCGTTCAAGTCAATGACAACAACGGGATTGGTGACGACAAATGGCGGGTCTACGTCCCGGGCATCGAGCCAGGCCAACTTCTCGATGCGTTCTTATGGGGGCCGCGCGTCCCCGATTTCACCAATCCATAAACCCGCCGGAGGAACCTATGAGCAGCATAAAGGTGACATTCCCGACCGACGACGCGGCGGTGAGCGCACTTAAAGGCGCAGGCTTCAGCGTCGGACGCCTTCAGGCCAGCTCGCCGCGCGGTGTGATGTTCGGAGACTTCGACATCCAGAAATGGCGCAACATGCGCCCCGGCGACAAAGAGAGCCTAGACGGGCACCTGTGCCGCCATGGCCCGCCCGGTTCCCCAGCGTCGGTGACGATCCATTCCGCCGATCACATCCCGGCGAAAGCCATCAACCAAGTGACTGATGCCGCCCGCGCGGCCAATTCCACCTAACCCCAACCCCGAAACGCACCCCTTTGATGGAGAGAGATATGGCCAGCTACGAAAAGCAGGGCGAAAGCGACGAATGGTACACCCCGGCCTACATCTTTGAAGCTTTGGGTGTGATGTTCAATTTGGACGTGGCTTGCCCGCCAGAAGGGCCGCGTCACGTCCCGGCTAATTCCTTCTATTCAGAGAAGTCTTTGGAGCGGGAATGGACCGGGTTTGTCTGGATGAACCCGCCATTCGGCCACCAGTCCACTAAGCGGCTCTGGCTGCGCAAGTTCTTCGAACACGGCAATGGGATTGCACTCCTGCCGGATCGCACGTCTGCGCCTTGGTGGCAGGAATTCGCGCCGCTGGCCGATGCCGTTCTGTTTGTTTCGCCTAAGGTCAAATTCGAGCGGCCAGACGGCAGCATTGGAGAGCAGCCCGGCACGGGCACCACTCTGTTTGCCGCCGGGGCGAAGGGCGCCGCAGCACTGCTGCGCGCATCCAGCTTGGGGCAAACCTTTCACCCTGCGCGACGTACCGCCGCCTGAATTCCAACAATCCCCAACCCCGAAACGCACCGGAGGTCGATATGGCGACGCTTCACCTACCCTTGAAAGGCACCTACTTCGACCTGTCCAAATTCACCGAACAGGAAAGCAGCTATGAAGGCGTGAAAACAGAATGGGTGAACCAGTCAGGTCCGGGCATTTGTGGTGACGATTTTACCGGAACATTGGCGGTGCCAATCGACCGGCAACGCCTGTTCGTAATCGACTATGCAACCTGAATCCAGAAACCGCCGGAGGCACCGATGGACCCTAATATGTTCGGAACAAATCAGCAGTGGGCCAGCGCGCTCAAGACCGCTCTGGTTATCATCGTCATGCTGATCGGCGGCGCGTTCGGTCTCGGCGCGTGGCTGTTCTGATGCCCCGCTGCCGATGGCACAAAGACGAGGCCGGTTTTCGCTGGCTTGTTCCCGGGTGCTGGCAGCGCGCAGTCTATGGCGACGACGCTGAATGCCAGTGCCCGAAGCCTGAACCGAAGAAACGCACCTGCCCGACCTGCGGACAGGAAATAACCCAGTCCAGCTAACCCGGAGACCGCATGGCACCCCAGAAGCCCCGCTCACCGGCGGGGCTTACAAGTTGCAGTCATGCGGGTATCCGTTCGCGTCACCCATGACAGCCAGTTATCTGGCAGGGCCTCAGGATCACCGGGCATTGTCGCCCGCGCCTCCCCGTAGGAGCCACATCCCGCATCACCAGCGATCAGAGTTTCGCCGCAGCTGCTCAATGTCATCAGGGCGGCTATTACCCCGCAGATCTTCCACTGCCTCACGACCGGCCTCCTTTCGCTTTGCGCTGTCCTCCAGCGTCTCGATGTACGTTTCCTTGCGCCCCTCTGCCTTCTGTGACCGACCATAGGCCCAGATAGCCGCGAGGAACGCCCCAGCGGCCACCAGATAGCCCCAGAAGCGGGACAGCAGGGCGGAGATCACGTCGCACCCCCTCGCCGTTTAGCGATCCGGGACGCGGCGAATGTGCCAATGAATGTGGCAAGCCCCGTAAGAGCCTGTACAAGACTGTCGATCTTGAATGTGACGGTCCCTGCCTCTGCGTCGAAGATGGCAAGCCCCTGCCCAGCCAGAACCCCGGCGGCCAAATACAGGAACATTCGGATATAGAGTGTCATTTGCGGATACCTTTCAGCAGTGAATTGATAAGAGAGAACCACCAAGGGCGGGCATTGCGCTTGCGCTGGACTTCGTCCCACCATTCTGTAGCGTTGAAGCCGGGGCATTGGGTGGCAGCTCCGGGCATATCCCGATGGCCGCGAACAACGGCGCCAGGGAAGCGTTCCGACATCTTGTCGATAAGCTCGATCATTGCGCGCGTTTGCGCTGGGGTGCGGCTGTCGAAACCGGTATTCATCGCGCCCTTACGCACCCCGCCTTCAAAGCAGATCCCAACGCTTATGCTGTTCTCGCCCTTGCTGTGCGCGCCTGCCTCAAATCGCCCTGGCTGGCTCAGATCGCGCCCCATTTCGATTGAACCGCTCTTGCGGATGTACCAGTGGTAGCCAATTTCACGGAACCCACGCCGCTTGTGCATCCGGTCGATATCGTCGGCGGAAACGTCATCCTCAACCGCCGTGGCCGAGTAGTGGATCACGATGTATTTGACCTGACCGTCTGGCTTGTATGACATGCGTTATCTCCATGCGAAGAAAGCCCGCAGGCGGGCCGTCTGGTTCGATTGTCTGTGATTTACTTCCGGCGGGACGTGATCCGGGCCAGCACCCTCAGGCATAACCGCCTGTTGGGGTAGAACGCCATTTCAGTGACAGACCACCGGGCCTGTTCTTCGTCGCTGAGTGACTTGTGCATGGCTTTGAGGTGCAGATACGCTGCCAGCGCGCCGCCGCCCTTAAACAGTAGGTCCAGCCAATTACCAGCCCCGCGCAGCTGCGTTACGGTGAGCCAGCCCAGCTTCACCGCAGGCTGCCCGAACACCTGCCAGAAGGCCGTATTCCCGACCGCTGCGAGAAACCCGCAGAAGATCGCGGCTTGAAGCCACCCCGGCGCGTCCGGTTCGGTCCAGCGCGTTGGCCGATACGCCCACATCACCAACGCGCCGTAAAACATCAGGGCGACACCAGCGCCCCAAGAAACCCAATCACCCATCTTTCTGCTCTGCCCCCCGGCTCTGTTCGATTGTCTTGCACAGAAGATCACGGCGGCGCTGCGCCATTTCATCGCGTAGCTTGTCCGTGCGCAGTTCGGCCCGCGCCAAGGCGGCTTTCTTTACGGCTGGGTCGACCCCCCGCAGAAACTGAGGCCACCTCATTGCCCTCGCTCCCTGTCGTAACGGTCGATTGTGCGGATCGTCTCCACCAGTTCAGAGCTATGCTCGCGCTCTCGGTCCAGCGCCCGGTCGGTCTGATCGTTGCCCCTGCGCCAGAGGTGCCATACAGCCAGAGATAGCACCGCAATAACCGCCGCAGGAAGCCCACCACCGATTTCCTTGATGATTGCTGTGAGGTCCATGGTTAGGGCGCCAAAAGTTCAACAGTATAAGCCGCCCAAGTATCATCGCCGGACCCGATAAATGCGCCAGGGTTAATGGTCCCTGCGGCGGGCAGCAGCTGGTGCGATAACATAACCGTAGCCGGAGAACCTGTTGACACTATAGCAGAGGTTGCCAAAGAAAACCCGGCCTGAGGAGTAACCGAAACCCCGTCATCATCCAGCCCGCCTATAGCGAGCACAATAGAACTTGCTGATATTCCTGACAGGCTCCCAGGGTCTGGCATTCCAGATGAACCGGTAGCCTCCACGGAAGTCCTTGGCCCGATGGCAGAGACCCCTCTGTAGACGCAAAAGATCCAAACGACACTGAGGGTGCTGGGACCATCTCTTGTCGTAAAGCCGAATTGCGGCGTCGAACTGCTGTAGCTCCATATCTTAGCGGCGAGAGCGGCATCAGAAGTTCGGGGAGGGAAGATGTCAGCGGGTTCACCAACAAAGCCGCTACCCGTCGTGTAAGTTAAATTGGGGGACCGCTCTGAGTCTGACATAAAGCAAGCTACGATTACGTCGCCGCTCTGTATTCCCGGCACGCTCGAAGATAAATCAATGGACACGGTCTCTGGGATCGCTTCTGCCCCTAGCACAGCCGCCCCCACAAACGATGGCCCGCCTCCCCCGCCTTGGTTCGCCGCGATAAGCTGAAACAGAAAATCAACGTCCATATCAGAACCCCAGCGCGCCGAGGAAGATTTCGCCGCCCTCACGTTTAGCGCCAATCAACGTGATTGCATCGAAAGACGATGGGGCAGCGCCTCCCTGCCATTTGATTGTCTCAGTTGGCGAAGCAATTGTCAGCGTATGGGTATCGGCTCCATCAACGCGGATCATGACCTTGTCGCCCTGAATGAAATTCACGAGGTTCAGCGTCCGCGCTGCTGTCAGTGTCACCGCCTGAAAATCCCCATTGCTGGGGTCAACATCGGTTGCCGCGCCAAGGTCTGAGGTCTTGGCGACTGCACCGGCATAGCGCGAGATACCCCCCTCAACCGTGATTTCAAGGGTCGCATTGTTGCGCGCCTCAACATGCCCCAGATCAGCGCCGCCAGACATAGCCATGCCCAAGCGGCTTACCCCGATACCCACGCCATCAGTTCCAGAGGGGTACAGGTTCAGTTCACCGGCATCAGTGTTTTCGCTGCCCGGAGCGCCTGAGGCGATGAACTTGGCACCATCCGCCGGGGTCTGAGAAATCAAGCCAGAGCTGCCGCCATCCAGCGCCGATAGGTCCACCGTCAGATCGCCGCCGACCGACCGAGTGAGTGTCAGGACGTTGGTGCTGCTGTTGAAGGAAACGCCAGTTACAACCCCGTCAGCTGACCCGCCACCGCCCACGGCATAGCTCTGAACGCCGACATACTTGCCGAGGAAGTCAACCCACAGGAATTCCGTGATCTGGAACGCCCCGCCGCCGATCCGGGTATTGCCGACGCACAGCGGGCTGTTCACCACGTCGATGTATGTGCCGGCATCAGAACTCAGACAGGCCAACCAGAACCGGCGCGCTTCCATCTTCTCGACGGTCAGGGTGCAGGCGTATCCGGCGGTGTTGACGTAGTACAGGCAGTCTTGTTGCGGGGTGAAGTTGTGCGGCTCATCAGGCAGGCGGATCGTGGAATCAACGCCCACGGGATATTCGCCGGAGTATGAGGCGGCAGCACGAAGCAGAGAGGCCATCGCCCGCGGATCAGGCTCTAGCGCGACATTCGCGATATCACCGTTGCGCATTTGGTGGCTATTGTTCACATCCTGCGCCGCGCCATATGGCCCTTCGGGGCCGCCGGTGCTGATGAACTCGACAGGTACGCCGCGCAGCTCATCGTCGGCATTCCGGTTGTTGGCAGCGTGGACACGGACTTGGAGCCTCTTTTCTCCGGTTCCAGCGTCATAGTAGACGCGCTTCACCCAAACCGACCCTTCAAGGCTATTCGAGGTCCCGTCCAGATCAAGGGTGGCCACATAGGACCAAGCGCCGTTGATGGGATCCGTAGCGGAGTGGATCTCAATGTTGCGGTTTCTGCTGTTCTTGATGCACATGTACCATGTGCCGTCGTCTGCCTGCATAAGATCAGGCTCCAGCATCGGCGTCGTGCTTGCCCCAACATTCATCGCAATCGGCGGGCCAACGACCATGGCTTGCGCGCCGGGTGTGCTGGTGATGCTCAGCACCTCACAAATGTGAGGCCGCATTGTCACTGGGGTGCCATTGGTTGCGAGGTCTGGCAGTTGCGTTTCAAGGCTGGCCGTCATCCACACCTTGTCGCCGATGTTGTGGAAACGCGGCCCCCAGATAATACCAACAGGCTGTGCAGCACCGGGGATCGTGGTCCCTCGGACGCCCCCATACTGGTTGCTTCCCTGGATCTGGCAATTGATGATTTCAGGTTCACCAAGCCCGTTCGTGAAGTAGAACGAGAAGTCATACGGCAACCCAGCACCCGCCGTCACTGGCACTATGAATTGACCTTCCTGCCGAGACCAGAACGGCTGCGCATCTCGCCCGCCCGTAGCGGCCCCACCTGCACCACGCGGGATCGGGAATTGGTTCAGGCGCCGCAGAATGCTGCTGTCGCGACCAATGAAAAGCTGCTGCTCGGTCTCGTCTTGGTTCTTGAAGAATGTCCCTACAAAAAGGTTATCCGGGAAATCCCCAATGCGCCGCAGGCCATCCACCCCGAAGCCCCAGAACGCGCTTTCAAGCCCCGTCGCCGTGGCATCAACCGTATACCCCTGCCCGTAGCAGAACACCCGCTGACCGTCGCGCAGGTCGCCACGTTGGATCGCACCGCGCAGCTTGTAGATATCGGAGAACTCGGGCCCGATCTCGAACGCCTTGACCTCGCCAAGGGTCACCAGGTCAGGGTCAGTTTCCGAAGCATCGGTCACGATGTACCGGGTGCTTTCGGTCTCAGCGCTGAGAATGGTCCCGGCAGGGTAACTGTTTGTCGCGTCTGCGCGCAAATCGGTGCCGTTGGCGAATGACTTGATATCGCCTGCGCCGCCGGTGCCGTCCGGGAGGGTCACGGTTGCAAGGTTACCGGTCAGTTCCACATCGCCGCCGACAACATTGATCGCTGTCGCTGTGCCCAGCGGGTTGCCATCGCTGCGGATCGCAACGCCCTGAACCGCCGAGGTGCTGAGAGCGCTTGCCGGGACGCGGGAAATATCGCCGTCAACCTCGACCAGAACCGTGTTTTCAGGGCCAAGGGTATCGACCTGCGGGAGTTCGTTCGCGTTTTTCTGCGGTGTTCTTGTCATGCTCTATCCCTCAGCGAAGCTCAGACCAGTTTGTGAAGCCGCCGGTTGTCCGGTAGAAATGATCCGGCGGAATTGTTGCGGAGGCTGCGGTTTCAAACGAACCCGGCGCGCCGAGGGTGGCGATGGTCACCCATGCCGATCCGTCAGTTGAAACCTGCGCAAGGCCACTGGTGGACCCGTGAACCATCCACTGAATGGGGCGCCCGGTGGCGTTCTGATAGGAGGTATTGGCGTTGCGCGAACCGGTCAGGTTCTGCCAAGTCTGCCCCACACCCAGCGCCTTGCCGTCCACCTCAGTGCCTACGAACGCCTTGACCGACTGCTGGCTGGGCGCGGCGGTTGCGCTGTCGCTTGCCATGTCGTCCTCATCGAGAAACCCGCGTGTGGCCACGGCGCCAAGGCCAAGAGTGGTGCGGGCCGACGCCGCGTCAGACGCTGCAATGAGAGACTTCCCATAGGCCGTGACCGCGTTCCAAAGCCCGGTAAGGTTCGCAATCGCCGCCTGAACGTTGGTCGCGCTGTTTCCAGTGATCGGGGTGAACTTCACCAGCCCCGCGCCGGTCTCATCCGTGGTGGTGACGTGCCAGTTATCTGACGGGAACCCTGGCAAGCTGGTGTTCGTGTCAGGGTCGCGGATATCCAGCTTCAGAACCTTGTCCGTGAACACGGCAGTGAAATTACCCGCGCTATCCGCGTCCAGAGGCGGAGGGACAACAACCGTTCCAGCCTTGTCAGAATAGACCGTCAGAGGACTGACCGTGCCCTCCTTGTAGAAATACGCCATTGCGCCGGGGACAATGTCGCCATTGCCATCCAGCGCACGGGGCATAAGAACCCTGTTCGCCATGGTGTTCGCCTCTATGTGGGGAATTTGAACGCAAGAGACCCCGCCGAAGCGGGGTTATTACTTGCTGATTTTCAGTATCTTGCGCGACTTAGTTGAAGTTAAGCGGCTTGAAGCGCCGTCACGATATTGCCGAACATCTCGCCATCCAGTCCTTCCATTTCGGCACCGACGAAACAATCACCGACAAGGCGATATTCAATCGCAAACTGGATCTGAGCGGCCATGCCTTCCGGCGAATTGGCAGGAGTTGCCATCAACTGGCGTTCAATTTCGGTCTGCTCGTCAATGATACGCTGATCATCCGGTGCGCCTGACAGGCGTTTTTCCACATCACGCCAGCGGCGCAAAAGGTCAGGGTGAGGATCACGGGCCACGGCTGCGGTTGCAATGGCGGCCCCCAGAACGGGAACCGTGATAGACCCGGTAAGAAAGGAACGGCGCTTCATGCTGCGCCTCCCTTCGCGAAGATCTGGGCGAGGCGCGCCATTCCTTTCGGCGTGATCTTCAATTGCACCTTGGTGCGCTCGTCTCCGGTCTCATGCACCGTGTAAGTACTGGTTTCATGCTCAAGGTAGCCCTGCTTGATCTTTTCAGAGTACCCTTGCCACGTTTTGCCTTGGCGGAACGCCCAGTTGTTGGCATGGAGCCACTGGAAGAACTTGCGTTCCGGGATGCCTAGGGCCTTTGCAACCACGCGCGGCACCTGAGAGCCTTCTGAGGCCTCTAGGCGACCCAGTGCCTCGACCTTCGGGCGCATTTCTTCAATTTGCTCCGCCTGATCAGCCGCAAGCCGCAACGCCTCGCCAAAACTCTGCGGTAACTGAAATCCGCCGCCACCCTTGATGCGCTGCTCCATCGCGGTGAAGGCTTCGAGGAACTTGATCTTCCACTCCATCGCCTTCTTGCCGGTAAACCCCATGACCAGCATCGAATACCCGTCGCGGGTCATTTCATACATCTGGTAGGTCTGGCCGTTTTGAGGGTCAATATAAGGGGCCTCCTCAAAATTGAGGGAACCCCACGCCGGGTTTTGTTCCATCAGCTTGCGGATATCGCGCTGAACGTTGTCGTGGCGCTTATCGAACCTATCCGCAATGATGCGGGAGGTGGTTTTGAGGGCTTCCGATACCAGCCCATTGAAATTGTTCGGTGTTACAGCTACATTCATTGCTGAACCTTTCTTCATTACTCGTTGAAGCTTCAATCAAAGCCGTCGGGATGGCCGTCCCGGCGGCTTTACTTTTGTGCGGCGACCTCTTGAGAGGCCATCTTCTCCCGCAACGCGAGAACGATCTCCTGACTTTGCGAGCGCAGGTTTTTCTTCGCCTGGTCCGCCAGCCAATCCTTCACATCTTTCGGGATCACCATTTTGAATTGTTTCTTCTCCATTTTGCCTCCATAGGTACAAATTATGTACCCACGGTACAAATCATGTACCATTGCGTCAAGTACAAAACTTGTCCATTCATGCGGAATGACCCAAGATGATCGCGTTCAATACAAATTCATGATGCCGGTCGGCCTGAAGTCTCGCATTGAGCAGGCCGCTCACGATAACCATCGCAGCCTATCCGCAGAGGTAGTGGCGCGATTGGAGGATAGCTTCAGTGACAGCGCTGTATCTGGCGGCCACGGGGACATTACATTCACAGTCCAATCCCCTGGCATCGCAGACCGCGAGAAGACCGCTGAGACCGCTACAGCGATTGCAAAGATCATCGACTTCATGCTGAAGCATGGTCAGGAGAACCCTGAGATCGCCGATATCTTCCGCGCCATCGCGTATGACCAGATCGACCTCGCCACTCCCCTCGACAAGGATTAACCCGTTGCCTTTCGCTCTCTTCGTTCATAGGTTGTGAGGATGGACGATTTTGACGCCATTGCGGCTTTTATGGCTACCATCCTCATCATCGCGTTTATTTCGGTAAGCCGGAGGATTGATTTCAATGAGGCTACGAAGGGCAAAGCGGGTTGGCGTGTAAACCTCGCCTTCTGGTCTATGATAGCCGCCGCTCTCTCCGGCCTACTTTTCGGCATGGACCACCCCCTCTGGGGGGATGTTCTTGTCAGTATCGGAGGCGGCTTTGCTGCCCTTGCGGTAGCATTTCTAGTAGACTTCCTGCTGCGCTTTCTGCGGCGGGGATAGCACCGGAAACAGCCGCTCCGGCAGGCAGGGAGAGCGGGATATTCTGCGGAACTTGACCTGCCATCGCGCTCTTGAGAGCATCGGCCCCGCGCATCGCTGTCCGGTCCGCCGCAGACTTCGCCGCCGCCCCTGCCGCCATGATTGGGATCGTCGCGCCTCCGGTCTGGATGCCGCCGAAGATATGCAGGGCCATCATCAGGCCATTCCCATTTGGCGACAGCTTGCCGACACGGCGCAGCGCATTTTCAGAAGCCGACCCATGAACAAACTTGCGCATCATATCGACTTCATCGGCGCTAAACCAGCGGGCCTTGTTTGGGTTGTTGATGATCGAAGTGACCGCCTGACGGTATTTGTTCAGGATATTACCGCCCGATCCGGTTGAGGCCGTCTGATCGGCGGCCTTGCTGAAGGCATCGTCCAGAAGTTGGAATTTTGCATACCGGGAGTTAGCAGCGCGGGCCAGACCCATCAGGTCGCTTGCCCCTGCCCGTTCGTCAATCAGGTCATCAAGGCTGCGGATCGCATCAAGGATCTGCGGCTGATCTTTCGCCGACCCATACCGACGCCACATATTCTGCCGGATATCATCCAGCTGGGAGAGCGTTGTGGGTTTGCCCTGGCGGCGCTCCAGAACCCGGAGAACCGCGCGGGAGGCATTATCCACCTCCTCAACATAGTTTCCGCTGTCAAACACGTCTGAAACGTTCTGGTAGAGGCGCTGCATGTCATCGCCACTGAAGGTCTCGCCAGACTGATCGACCGCACGATATGCCGCATTCTTTGCCGATTTGAGCGTCTGGATGGTAGGCTTCTCCTGAGAGCGCTGGAATACCCGAGAAACGCCCTTTGGGATGCCGGTCAGACCGTCGATCACCTTGAGTGCGGCACCGCCAACAGCACCGCCAAACAATGCTGTAATGCCCCCCTGCTTTGCGCGTTGCTGGAAGCTTTCCTCACCCTCAGCGAACCCGTAGATCGCCCCCGAAAGCGCGCCAAGTGCGGCGCCCGCACCAGCGCGGCCAAGCTTCGACTGCATCATTTGCAGCAGCTTTGCCCCGCCAAGACCGGGCAGAAGTGCCGGCGCAATCTCGGAGGCGAAAGACAGAACCGGGTTTTCATCCCGAAACTGCTCTTGGTTCTGGCGGTAAAAGTCTCGACGCTCCTCATAGCTGCCGCGACCAAGCGCTGCATCGAATGCGGCCGCAGCCTCATCCCCGACAATGCCGAGGGTCGCGCTTTCTCCCGCCGCGTTGAGAGCCGTCCCCAGCTTTTCGCCGGGGGTCATAACCCCGTTGTCCAACCCAACCACGTTGTCAATCACGGTTGTGATCATTGTTGGATCGCCCTGCACTACGTCGTTGAGATCGACGCCGCCTTGCTGGCCCCCCATGCCGGGGTTTTGACCTGCTGGCGAGGTGCGCAAGAGGCCCATCAGATCCGTACCAAAAGGGTCCGATTGCGGTTCTGGCACTGCGGGCGCGGGCTGTGTCGCATATTTCGCCCATGGTCCAGATGAAGCCTGTGGTGCGGCAGACTGCGGTGCCTGCGGCTGTGTTTGGTATTTCTCCCAAGGACCGGCCATTATTCCACCTTCACCCAATTGTCAGGATTGCCCGGATCGCCGCCTTTGAAGCGATATCCATCCTCGGTAACGCCCGGCTGTGGCGCCTGGAGCCCACCAGATTGTGGTTCCGGCTGTTGCGGGGCCGCGCCCTGCTGGTCCATCCGGTCAACATAGGCTGCGCCGGGGCCAGAACCCAAACGGATACCTTCAATGGCGTTCGCCCGGTTGCGACGCTTTTGCTCGATCACCTGCGGGCTATCGCCCGGAACCGGGAAATACTGGATTTCGGCGTTCTCAAATTCCTGCGGGGAGATGACCGCGCCACTCTCGCGGCGCAAGATCGCGTTGATAAAGTCGCGGCGGGCCTGATCGAACCTCTGGAATTCCTCGGTGCGCATATAGTTGCCAAGGCCGAGAGGAATTGCATCTGTATTCTGCTGCAAAAACTCAAGACCCTGCTGCTCCAGCTCGTCAAGGGTCCGGCCTGCATCCTTCACGCGGATCAGGAAGCCAGAGTTTTTCCCTTCATCAACGTTCAGATCCGGCATGTCACCGCCCCCCTGCCCGCCGCCATACTGCACCGTGGTGCCGTCAGCCGTTGTAACGCTGAACCCTTGCCCTTTCTTGGCCTGCGCATACTGGATCCGGTCGAGAGGCTGGCGACCTGCGGCCCGCTCCTCTGCGGCATAGCGCCCGTATTCGTCAGCAGGTTTCGGTGGTGCATTCAGTTCCTGAACGGATTTCAGCTTGTCCAGCACATCGCCATACATCGCGGCAACTGTCGGGAATTCGTCAAGGCTCTGCAATGGCTCCTCCCCAACGGTGCCCAGAAGCTGGTTCAGGCCGTTCAGATCCCCGCGCTGATAGAACTGCATGCCCTGTGCGATACCCTGTTCCACGCGCGCTGCCTCTGCTGCACGCTCCTGCGCGCCAAGGGATGCAGCGTAGGCCTCAGCCTCTCGGCCCATCGCAATCCGGCGCTGTTCCATCATCTGCGCGCGCGACTGCATGTCCTGCTGTGCGCTCTGCATCTGGACCGCCTGCATCGGGTCCAGCTGAGCCAGCGCATTCAGCGCCTGCGGCTGACCGGCTGCGATATCCGCGCCCTGCGTCTGGAACAGGTTACGAAGCGCGTTCTGGCTCTGCACTTGGTTGGTCTGCTGCGCTGCGGCCGATGACCGGGCCAGCGCGTTCACGATATCCGGCTGTTGGGCCATCAGGGGCAAGCGGGTGTCGAGTTGGGCCATGTGCTGTCCTCAGGTGAATTTGAGTTTGGCGCGCGGTGTGACCTGCGTCAGGAAGTTGCGCGGGTCGATCTGCTGCATTTGGGGGAACTGCGGGGGCTGCTGCTGGGCAAGAGCGTTCACAGGCGCGCCCTGCTGGCCCATAGGGGCCGAAAGCGCGTTTTGCGGGTGCTGGCCTCCGAAACCTCCGCCCGCCAGCGCATTTGCCGCCTCTATGCGACGGTCAAGGTGCGGGATGCCAGGGCGAAGGAACTGCTGGCTGTAGATCCGCGCAGCCTCTGCCGGGGTTTGGGCTTGGGACAGTGCCGCCCCTGCCCGCTTTTCGGTGTTCCCCAGCTCCCACATCGTGAAATCAAGCTGAGCGTCCAGATCGTCCAGCGCCACCCCGCGATCTGCGGCGTAACTCTCAAATTGACGGCGGCGCGGGCCGGTCCACTGGTTAAGGCCATAGCCGCCGCGCGATCCGGGCACAACGGGCGCATATTCGTTCACGCCGGTCTGAAACCCGTCGCTCTCGATCTGCATGTTGCCCGCAACGCCGAGAGCGACGTGGCGCGGCATACCCCGCGCGACCAGACCGTTAATGACGTCTTGCGCAGTTGCCATGACTTACCCCCAGAACCCGCCAGAGGCCCAAGGCGCGCTGAGAGCATTCGCAGGCTGAGGTGTGGCGCCGCTGGTCTGGTTCTGGTAATTCCAGATCCCGACGCCCTGATTGATCCCGTTGGAAATCGCGTTACCCATGCCAATTGCGCCCGATGCCTGCGCATTCCCGATGCCAGCCAGGGCGCTTCCTGCTCCACTGGCGTAATTCGCACCGGCATTGGCGATGTTGCCCGCAGCGGCTTGGCCTTGTGCAGCCTGCCCGGTCAGCCGGTTGAGATAGTCGCTGTAGAAGCTGCCCGCGAGAGCGTTGCCGCGGTCTTGCTGCGCCTTGATGGTCGCGCCGCTGAACAGGCTCCCTTGGCTCGCCGCGCTGCCGTCGATCTGGTCTTGCGAGGTCTGGAGGACGTATTGTTGATACGGGGTGGCTTCAAAGCCTCCGTATTCGGTCCCGCCAGTCGGGTTCGCCTTGGCATAGGCATCAGCCGCAGCCCGGTCGCCGAATGTCTGCTCTCCGACCCTATATCGCGTCACATCTCGCGGGCCGTAGTCGCGCACCTGCTCGGTGTATTCATCCGACCAACCAGCATTATGCACAACGTCCTTCATGGAACCGTCGCCATAGACCTGATCGGTGAACTCAACCACCCGCTGGGGATCGCCGCCGACCATCGGACGATCACCGCCCAGTAGTTCGAAGTTCAGGACGTTCTGATAGTTCAGGCCGCTGTCATAGAACGGCTGGAACCGCTCTTTCGTCTCATCGTAAATGCGACCTTCAAGCTCAAGCTGGCTGTTTGCTGCCCGCTCCTGTGCTTTCGCTGCCTTGCGCGATGAGGACGCGCCCAGAAGGGCCGACCCACCGCCGATTGCTGCTGCTGGTCCTGGCATCAGTTCATTTCCTTCCAGAGTTCTTCGGGGGTCTCGGCATACATCCGGTAGATTTCGGGCCCGACCTGAGCCGCCCAGTCATCGCCACCGACAATCCACGCGATGTTGTGGAAGACGCCGTAAATCGCAGCCCTCAGCATATAGGCCTTCGCGACGTCATTCCGGTCGCCGCGCTCCAGCACATTGGCCGCGCGCCATTGCAAATACATATTGAGCATGGCCGGGCGAAGGATGTGGGCGTGATCTGCAAAGAAGGGCGTGTATTCCTTGCCGAACGCCAGCCATGACAGAAGCGCGTTATGGTTCGCGCATTTGCCTTCGTCCTCCAAATCGTCCCACTCTTGGGTCGCATGCCAGAGGTGTTCGGCGAAATCGACGGCGGCAGTGTCACCCTTGAACCAGCGGGCGAAATGATCCTCAAGCGTCATGGGTGCTGCGCCTCCAGCGCCTCGACCTTCGCTTGCAGCTCCCGGATCGCCTGCGCCATCTTTTCAAGCGTGATCTGTGTTTCCATAGTGCTGTGGCCGTCCGGCTTGACCAACGGGACGTTTGCCTGTGGTGTCTCAACGGTAATCATGCCAGCTCAATCTCCCCCACGGCCTCAATCGTCATATCGGTGTTGTCGCTGAGGGTGATTTCAAAGTTGGCGTTGCGGAACTGCCCCAGAGAGCGCCAGCGGACCACCTTGTCGTATTCGCCCGCGCGACCCATCGACCGCACCTTGTCCCGCGACCACGTTTTGCCGCGGTCCTTCGACACCCGAAGTGAAACCTTGCTGTCCGTGCTGACCGTGACGTCGTCGCCAGTGGCAAGGGCGGTGTAACCATCCGTCGCCATCATGTACCCGCCACCGATATGCAGCCCCGGTGAGCGCTGAGCCGTCAGCGTGGAATTGCCCACCGCCCCGATCAGGGTCAGGCGCGGGACACGGAACCGATTGCCGTTGTTGCGGATCGTGCGGGATACGGCCTTGCCGATCAGTGGCTGCCCGTCATCGTTCGGAACCCGATCAAGGCTGAACACCCGACCAAAAGCAGAGCCGACGAAATCCGCGCCGAATGCCTGCACCGAATGCGTGGCCGACCACGGCGTCAGGCTTCCGCCCTCGGCGCGCTCGTGCCATTCATCCATGACCATGTCGTAAACCCACGCCTCGCGGTCAGCAAAGCGGATAACGCAGAACTTGTGACCCTCATCTTGGTAGTACAGGCAGTGAGTGGCGTCTTTCTGCTCCAGCGCTGTCTCAACACCGCGCGTCGATACAGGCCGCATTGACCCACCGGAAACCAGATAGGCGATCCCGTCATTGCCGACAAAGAAGGCCCCGTTCGGGAACTTGATGAACAGGCCGAACCGTAACAGGCCGGTGTCCATATCGCCGCCACTCATCGGGGCAAGGAAATTCTCACCGCCGGTCTGATACCAGCGCTCGATAGACTGCTCTTTGAAGATCCAGTAAATGCCCTGGATAACAGCCCCGCGAATGATGTTGTCGTCCGTGCTTTCTGCCGTCGCAAAGCTAAGCCCGTCGAATGTCTCCGGCTCCGTCACGTCAGACCAGCCGAAGCGCCGGCCGTTCAGTTCCGTGACCACAGTTCGCTGGCCAAGAAACTCAACAGAGCCGACCTCGGAGAATGCGCCAGTGTCGGGCTGCGTCAGCGTTTCACCATCCCAGACGTAGTAATCTCCACCGGCCGACACGACAGCGGAACCATTGTTGCCTGAAATGGATACATCCCCGTCGGCCGACACCTGCCCCAGCTGTGAAACAGTGCCATTGCCGTCGATACAGGACAGATCCGCGCCGGATACCGCAAACACCTTGCCCGCTTCCTGCTCCATCGCCCGCAGGGGAGCCGATGCCAGATCGACAAAGGGAACCATGCCGGGAACCCGTTTCAGGATGGGCTTATCGCCCGCCTTCTCGCGGTAGATGTTGATCAGCCGCGCCGGATCCGCCTGCTGGTTGTCGCCGTCCTGTCGGCTGCGCCCGATCCACTCAACGCGCATCAGATCAACCGTCCAAGATGCTGGTGGAATTGCGGCGGGCGGTCTTGCTTGGAACCTCGGTCAGGCCGCGCTCAAAGGAAACGGTGTCGATTGTCATATATGCCGCCTGGATTGCCCGGAAAAAGTCGTCAGCGTCGAAAGATAGGGGCGCCACAAAATCAGGGGATATCCGCATTGCCAGCATGTAGACCACGCCGTCGCGATACTCTGGCCCCAGCGGAAACACATCCGATAGGCCCGCGTCCGTGTGCTCGATATCCACGCTGCGCAGCTTCCACTCGTGGAGCATACCGTTCAGCGCCTCGATGCCTACTGCGGCCTCGTCGCCGGTCGCCTCGTCGTCAAGGGCAACCACGCCGATCTTTCGATAAGCGCGGTTGATGATTTCCGCCATTGTGGTCACGCTTTTGCGCCCTTGAGCTTGGCGGGGCTATCCATCCAACCCTTGGGCAGCTTCCCATCGGGGAAAATCTCGCCAACAGGTTCACCGTCGGGGCCAGCCTTATAACCCCAGGTCGGGCCTTTTTTCGCCTCATCTGTCATGGTTTTCGCCTCATCTGTCATGGGAAAGGCCGAGGCCATAAGCCCCGGCCAGTCTGTTAGCTAGTCAGGCGCGCACCGAGGCGAGCGTCAACGGTTTCGGCCTTGTAAAGGATGTCAAAACGGAAGGTTTGGGCCAGAGTGTTACCGTCAACAAATTCCGTGCAGGAGATTGTGACCTTTTCGCCCGACTTGGTCGTGGTTTTGACACCGGAGCCGTTGGGGATATCCAAAGGCCGCGTGACAAGCGCAATCGCCTTGGGGTTCAGAAGCAAGGACTGCTTATGGACACCATTGGCTGAGCCAGTCTTGACGGTAATCGCGGCGTTGTCCGCCGGAGCGGCAGAAACGGTCTGATACGCACCCGAAGTCACAAGGGGCGGCGACAGCTGAACGGTCGCATTACCAGAGCCGTCAGAGTTCACATCGGCTTTCACCACGAAGGTCTGAAGGCGCCCGGTGTCCTCTTTCGAGACCGGGTTGACCGCATTCACACCGGCAATCGTGATCACATCGCCCTTCTTGAGAAGACCCGTGCGAGACGCCGACCATCCATCAGTGACCAGAGGCGACGAAAAGCTCTGTTTCGCAGCCGCATAAGTCACGTTTTGGGACGCACCGTTCACCAGTGGAGTGCCGCCATGGTTCCCGACTGTGTGCGTTGGTGCGTAGACGGTCTGATAGTTGGTAAAACCGCCGTAACGGCCAATGGTTGCTTCCTCAAAGGCGGTCTTGGCCTTGCCTTGGACATAGACACCCTTCAGTCCATCGGCCAGTTCAAGAGATGCGTCCGTGCCGTGGAACGCTACGCGACCAGAGTTCGAGACCGCGCCATCGGTTAGGATCGCCCCGACACGGCCCAGATCCTTAAATGTGGAGGGGACAGTGCCAGGAGTGCCGGAGAAATGATAGAAATCGGAGTATTTCGACGCGATATGCGCTTCCACTCGATCTTTCATCGTGATCATAGCCGGTTTCAGGATATCTTCAGAGAACCGGTTAAAATCAAAGGTCCGCTCAAGCGCCCCGATCTGGACCGGGACGGTGTGCGTCTTGTCCAGGGTAATCGGGATGGTGGCCTGCTCGATATCTTCGCGGTAGCCTGTGATGTCGATATCGTCCGCTTGGCCCTGGTACTGTGTCGGGCGGCGAATGCTGATCGTGTTGCCGACCTTCTCCGCGCCTCCGGGAGCCTGCCCTTGCAAGTCGGTGTGGACAGCGTTGCCCATGACCAGCTCATTCTCAAGGAGCATGATCGCTTCCTTAAGGATCTTGTCGGTAGTGTAGAAGTCGTTTGCCATTTTTCAGGGTCCTTAGTGGGTTCCACCGGCCTCACGCCAAGCGCGGTACTCCGCTGCCGACATTTTTGAGGGGTCTTTGCTGACACCCGCACCGCCTTTCAGAGGCGTAACCGGGTCCGGTGCTGTGGTTGTGGTGCGGGGCTTTGGCGTCTGCGCCTTCACGGTGCGTTCAAGCATCCGCATGGCCCCTGCGAGTTCGGGCGCTGGCATAGCTGCAAGATCGGCCGCCAATTCCTTGTTGCTGCCAAGGTAATAGGCAACGTCAGCGCCATTGTCGGATAGGCCCATGAAATAGGCCATGTCCTGACTGATCGGCACACTGTTGTCGCGGGCCACGGCGTCAAAGTCTGCATAGCGGGTGCGGGCGTCATCGAATTGGGCAGCCAGATTTCCAAAGGCTTCCTCAACTTGCTTTTGATGCAGTGCCTGCGTCTGCTTTGTGCTCTCCTCGGTCTCGCGCTCAAGATCCTTGACCTGACGGTCTTTCAAGCGTTGCTCAGCCTTGTAGGCCGACAATTCCGCAAGATATTCGTCGTGGTCTTGGAAGTCCTCAGCGTTGGGCCGGTTGCTCTCAACACCTCTGACGCGGTCAAGCTCCGCCTGCAATTTGGCGGCTCGGTCCTGCGCCTCTTTGGCCTCTTGCTTCACGCGGTCCATCTGTGCCTTTCGGCGCTGGTTCCGCGTTGTGCGATCACTCTTATCCTCGGGTTCCGGCTCTGCGCCTTCTACCTCGGCGGGCTGACCCTCAGTCTGCCCTTCTGTGTTTCCCGTCGCTTCCGACGCCTGATCTGCCTCAGGGGTCACGGCTTCTGGGGCTGCCTCCGCTTCGGGGGCAACCTGCGCTTCTTCCGTCATTGCTCATTTTTCCTTAGAAAATGGGGGCTGGCCCCTGCTGCTGTTGCGCCGTCATCATCGACAGCGCCCGCGCGACCTCCGCTTGTACAAGCTGGGATACCGCTGCGTTCAGTTGACCGTTCTTCGCGGCCAATTCGAGTTGTTCGTTCATGACCTCAAACTGCGCTTTCTGAGCGTCCGCCTCAGCCTCCGTGGCCTCAGCCCCCGCCTTGCGCATTTCGATCTGCATCGCGGCCTGTTGAGCCTGCGCCTGTTGCGCTTGCTGTTGCATGGCCGCCTGCATTTGCTGCTGTTCCTCCGGCGACATGTCCTCTGGGTCGCGGAACTGAGGGGGCAGGCCCTTCTTCAGGCGCTCGGCAAACTGATCAGCGTTTGGCCAATCCATGGCGTCCGCGATAAGATCGCCTGTAACCTGAGCCGCGCCCGGAACAACGCGGATGAACTCCAGCATGCCCTCAGCGGTTTCCTGCCGCTTGGTGGCGTAGTTAGGGCCAACATTGACGCGAATGTCGTACTTGCCGACCGTCAAATCATTCACCGGCACCGCGACGGCCTGCCCGTCTGGCGAAAGCGCAATCTGCTGGTCGTTGATTGTCGTCATCTTCTCAGCGTCATCCTTGCCGAGAATGCGAACGTTGCGCTTGGTGTCGTAGATCTTGGGGATCATATCGACCAGAATACGACCGGCGGTGGCGATGGCCTCTGCCATGTTGTCGGAATAAATCGAGGTCGAAACGTCGCTTTCCATCTGCCTCTGACGAATTGCGACACCTGATTTCTCGTTGCTCGACTGACCCAAGGCGCTGTCGTAGATGCCGGTAGTGGCCTTCATATCCTCAGCCGCGCCCATGACCTGCTCAAGCATGGCCTGAGAGCTGATAGGAGGCGTCGCGCGCTGCGGTGCGCCAGGGGCCTTCTCGTCGGGATTGTAAGGGAGGTATGGCCGGTTCCTTGAATTGGCCTCATTCCAGAACTGCTCAAGGCCTGCAATCTGCTTTGCAGTGACCAAATACGGCGCTTTAGGTTGCATCCCGGCGAACTCTGTTTGAGCCGAACGCCAGTAATTGTACATCTGCTGCGCGTCTTTGGCGTAGCGGATGACGCTGGAGCGGTGAACGCGATCGCCTACGTGCCACTCCTCACCAGTGACGGCGACGACAGGAATGAACCGAGACGGCATCTCCTGCGGCCCCTCAAGGATATCCTGCCCGCTGATCTTGGACCACATGACCTTGTGGGTGTTGACCTTGCGGCGCTTGATTGCAGGCATGGGTGCAACGAAGTCCTCGGCATCAACAACAGAGCCATCGGCCAAAAGTACAATCTCGCGGCTGACCGGCTCTTTCCAGAAATACTCAGCGACGACAACCTTGTCGCCTTCCTGCCAGTGCTCAAGGCCGTCTGTGGTGCCATCGACCTCAACATCAGACGCAGACTTGCCAGGGTGTGCCTCGTCGAACTCATCGCGCGCGACCTGCTCTGTGATAAATAGGTAGCCGGCATCCTCACGGGTTGGCAGCTCAGCCTTGGGGTCGCAATAGACGCTGAGAGAGTTGCGGATACCCTTCAGCTTGATCTCCTGCAAAAAGCTGTCGTCGCTCTCGTATTCCGTCAAGATGCGGAACCAGCCGATGGAAGATCCTGCCGCCAGTTCTGCCGACCGCTCATAGATGCGGCTGGCATTGCTGGCATATTCGATTTGCCGGATCAGGCCCTCGTAGATCTCGGCAGTTTCGCTGCTGGCGCCCTCATCGGCAGGCATCACATTGATTGCCGGGTTCATGCGGCGGATATCGCCTGTGACTTGGCGCACGAATTGGGGCATGCGGTTCATGGTCAGACAAGGCTTGCCCTCGGCCTCGCGCTCTTTGCGGATATCATCCGGCCACTGCTTGCCGACCAGCTTTTCCAGATCGTCAAGCGCCTCCTCTCGGTTCTCTCGATCTGCCTCAATCGCTTCGGCCATCCGGCTCCGCGCCAGCTTCAAGATCTTGTCGTTTGTCATGTTGCCAAGAACCCTTTGCCGCCTGCGCTGCCATAGAACCGGGACACATCAGGGATAGTGTCCACCATGTCAGGGAAAAGCTCAGTGCAAGCCCAGACCAAAGCGTCGGCCCGATCTGGGCTGTTGTCGCCCTGATATCCCTCGTTTGTGAATTGCGTGAGCTGGTTTTCCAGCTCCGGATATTGCCCTACGTGTCGAATGCGACCCTGTGCGTAGAGAGCTGCGACCGGTTCGGCCCGGACGTGCTTGCCGCGGCTGGCGCGGACCTGAATGACGTTGACGTGTGGCGCAACAGTGCGGATCGTATGCTCCACCATGTCGCCACCCTGGTTGACCTCTGCGACAATCGCGTCGGCCTGATGCTTGTGATAGAGCGCAACGGCGGCCTTGGCCCATTCTGCGGGTGAACCACTTTGACTGCCGTCCTCCAGGACATAGCCAGCCTGATCACCGTCTGTACCGGCGGCCCCAACGGCGACAATGCCGTGCTCGTCGCTTTCCTCTGTGTTCGTAACCGCCGGGTCTACCGCAATCACTGTGCGCCGCAGCTCTGGTGGCGTTGCAACCCGGTATGTGTCGATTGTCCCTTGGGACCACAAAGCCCCCGGCAGGTCGCCAAGGATCTCCGCGTTAAGCTCCTGCCTGCCAAGCCGCGTCCCGGCGTAGCGCTCCTGCACTTTGCGTAGGAACGACTTTGCGAGGTTGGCCCGGTTGTCCATCGTGCTGCCGCGCGTAACGTGAACCTCGCCCTCCTTGCTGGCCACCAGCGCCTTGATCAATTCGGTTGGCCTTGGCGTTGTCGTTACCAGCGCCTGCGGGTGCTTGCCGAGGCGAAGGCCGAACTGGAGCATATCCCACGTTTCGCGGGCATAACGCCATTTGGCCAGCTCGTCACACCATGCGGCATCGAACTGAGGCCCGCGCAGCTGGTTCGGCTCTGTCGCATTATACCCCAAAGCAATCGCCCCGTTCTTGAAAGTGACCCTAACCGGCTTATAGCGAACGTGTGGCTTTTCATCTTCTGGGAACACAGAGAGCAAACCGCTGTCCCCGTTTATCATGACCTCCTCAAGGTCTTTTTGCGTCTCCGCGATAAGCGATATCCTCTGCGCGCCCGCTTCAACCTGCTCTCTGATCCACTCGGCCCCGGTGCGGGTTTTCCCCCAGCCACGACCCGCGAGGCATAGCCAAACGTCCCATTCACCATCGGGTGCAATTTGATCCGGTCGCGCCAGGAAGCCCCGCCAATCGTAAAGAAGGGCCTCGGCCTCCTGATCGGATAGCTGCGAGAGAGCCTTGGCCCTTTCATCCGCAGGGAGGGCGGCAAGCCGCTCGGCAAGTGAGCTCATTCACTGGTGCGATCTGCAAGCGCGTCGAGGAAGGTGGCCAGCTTTGAAGACCCCGTTTCCGTCTGGATCGGCCCACCATTAGGCCCTGAGTGTTCGACCTTGGAGCGGTCAACGAACATGCCTAGATGCTTGCCCAGCTTCTCCAGCGCGGCCATCTTGTCCCATGCCCGGATCTTGTGGACGTGGTCGATAATCGGGTTTCCATCCTCATCATATTCGCCGCTCGGCTTCTTCACCACCTCAACAGAGCTGACGAAACCAGCGACGTCGTCTTCCCAATCCTGCGCATCGATCAGTGCGCCGCCAGTCGTCAGCACTTTGCGAAGATCAGAGAATGCCACCTTGGCAAGCTCTTGCAGCACTTTGTCCTGCGTGATCTCGGTGCGCTTTGACCGCGCCTCCTGCGCATCACGCACGGCCTCCATAACTGAAGTTTTCTGAAGCAGCTGATACCCCTGCTGCTCTGCGGTCCTCTCGCTGTATCCAGCACGAATGGCCGCCTGCGTGGCGTTCAGGTCAATGAGGTATTCTTCCGCGAAGCGCTTCTGCTTCTCGTTCAGTTTCGCGTTATCGCCGCTCATAGGGGCAACCTCCGCTGATATTGTTGATTTATGGATATCGAAACGCGCCCAAGCGGGTGTTCACCACCGGGCTCAATGTTCTATTTTTGATATTTTAGACCCCGTCGCCCCACATTCAGCATCGTCCTGAAAGCTCTCGCTTCCCCGCACATGCTGTTGACGCCCTTGCGCATGATGGGTTCTGGCCGGTGGCGGGGAGTGCCGGAGAAAGGAGTGGTGCGGGACGTGTGTTGAGCGCGGTTGCGGTTCGTCGGCTTCCCGCGTTGTGCCAGAAGGAGCATTTGCCTTTCGGTCCTGCGGCCTTCACCGGTCGGCGTCCGCGCTCAGGAGGTGCCCCGGCCCTTTGGATTGGTTTGCAGGTGATCAATCCCGCCTTATCCCCGTTCCCCCAAAGGTGGTAGCCGTAGCCCCAGAACACCGCCAGAAAGCGGCTGTGCAGGCCTTTCCCCGCCTGTCAGCCCTGCGCTGGACCTGCGAAAGGGGCGCGACCCCAATATGCTCTGAATTGCAGTAGCACCCAAGGCCGCTGGGGCTTTGGGTTTCGCTCGCACCTACCGTCTCACCGGGTCTGGCGGTCACCGGCTGGGCCGGATACAGAAAATATACCACCCGAAGTGTCACCCGGCAACCCTTTGCACAAGCCCTTGCGTATCTTCACCAGATACACGCCGGTCGCCAAATGTCATCTCATACCAAACCCGACCGGCCTCAACTTTTTTCACATCCACAAAGAAGCCTTTGAACGGGCCGCCGATCAGTTTGGCCGGCTCCCCCGCACACGGCATAAATGCGCGAATGCGCTCTTGCTCTTGCCGTTCTTGTTCAGTCGGCAGGCCCATTGCTTGATCAACGTCATCTTGCGTCAATCGTACCGGCTTATCAGCTATCGAGAAAACGCCAGACACAATGCGGCGCTGGCGCATAACGTCCCAATGGGGTTCGTAACTGAACTTGGCGTAGATGATGCGGGCTATCATCGGCGACACGAACTCCCGGTCTTGGCCGTTCACCTTTCGGAACTTGGATACCTCCGGGTAAACGACTTGCACCCCCGCGCCATCAAAGACACGCTCTAGCACCTCCTTGGTGTGGGCCTCTTTCTGCGGGGCAGTGATCAGGGCGTGCCATACGGGGTCGCAGGGCTTTCCCACGATGCCGCGCGATGACCGGAACGGCCACGGGTCGCCTTCCTTCAGGTCCAGCGTCATTGCTTTCCCCCTGGCTTCTGCACCTCGATCATCTCTCGGTGCAGCACAATCCCCCGGCTGATACAGCCGCCGTTTCGACCCCCGAACACCTCGCCTATGACGGCTTGCGGGATGCAATGGTTGTCGAACAGATCCGCCCAGCACTCGCGGCGCAGAAGCGCAATCGGGGTGATGGTGCTGCCGCTGAGAGGGTCGCGGCCCAGAAATTGTTTCACCGGGAAACAGCGGTCCTTGGCGAACTGAGATGCGATCCGGCGAACCTTCTTCACAGCCTCTTGGCGCTCTCTGGGGCTGAGGTTACGCTTGCGGGTCGGCTTTTTCGGCTCCGCCTTCACCGGCGCGACCCCTTGCCAGCTCTTGTGCATGGCGATGTTCTCAGCGCGGGCGAACTCAATCATTCTCTGATAAGACATTGGCCTTGCTCCTAAAATGGAATTTCGTCTGCATCAGTGTTTTGCGAAGAACCGCCTTGGTTACCGCCCCCCTGCTGGTTGCCGTAACCGTTCTGATCCTGCTGCCCGCCACCGTAAGAGCCGCCCTGCTGACCGTTGCCTTGCTGCTGACGGTCCTGAGGCACAAAACACGACAGGATAAGGCTGCTGCGATGTTCAGGGTTCGGTACGCCCGCAGGGTTGAAGGTCCGGTCCAAAACGACAAACAGGCTCTTGTCCTCTTCGTTCTGCATCAGGCTGCCAACGTTACCCCAGCGGGCCTTGGTCTCACCTGTGTTGCGGTCTTGGTACTCACCAAGCTTCACCACGACGTCGCGGATTTTCTTAGCCATTTGTCTTCTCCAATTCTGCTTTGTGTTTCTGGATGCCTGAAAGGATCGTGGTGTGATGCCGGCCAAAGTGCTGGCCGATCTGTTCAAGGCTGTAGCCCCGGCCATGAAGCTCGGCCCAAACCTTCCGGCGGGGGATCTTGAAGTGATCGAAGCGCGAGGGGCCGCGAAGCTCACTCGGCAAGACCTTGTGCGCCATAGCCACGGTTTCCGTGACTTGCTCCATCAGGCTCGACGGGGTCGCGACGGAACCGGGCTTCATCCGGTCATGCAGCCCTGCGGTGTAGGCGTCCTGGCGGATCTGCTCTACCAGCTCTGCGCGCTCTTTGGCGTGGCGCAGCTCCATTTCGATGAGGCTTTCGGTGGTCATTCTACGGCCTCCTGCGAAGAGGCTCCAAAGCGGCGAGGCTTGAAACCGATCTCGCGCATGATCTGATCCGCGTTGGCCGGGTCGCCACGCCGGGCGCTCGGCTCAGGATCAGGGCGCGGCAAGGGCTGAACCCTCTTGGCGCGGGCCTTGATGATCTCCGCGCGAATATGGCCCTCGTTTGGCATCTTGTTCGGGTTGCTGAGAACAGCGGCGCGGCAAGCGGCCTGAACCTCGGTGAGCGGGAAATCTTGCAGGGCGTTCATCCAGTCGACCAGCATCCGGTCGTGCGCTGCTGATCCTCGGTCGCGCTCCCAGCCGAAACGGTCAAACTTCTTAGCGAGAACTTCCAGCTCAACCGCGACCATAGCCCGATGTTTCGCCAAGTCCTGCGAGCCGAGCGATCTGCTCAAGGGCAGGGTCAGGCCGGTTTTCGGGTCGGCGGGAAGCTGGTGCGTTGCTGGGGTGGACATGGTTTTCGCCTTTCAGAACTTCGGTGATGTAAGGGATCGGGTCGTGGGTTCCGGCCTGCTGCGCGGCCTCAATTGCAAAGAGGACGGCGGGCGGCCCGGCCTCCTTGATCCACTTTCCGATCATCCGACCGGGGTCTTTGACGCCCATCGCCGCAAGGATTGGCTTGCCAACTTTCCAGACGGCTTGCGTGGACGCGGAAACAACAACGATCTCGCCGCTCGGCTCAGTCGGCGGCGCAGCCGCATCCTCTCCGTTAGGAGAGGTTGTTTTATTGTTTACTTGTTCTTTATTGGGTTGCTCGCGGGTTGCTGGCGGGTTGGAGCTTGGGCTGCTTGGCGTTTCCTTGGCCTGATATTCCTCATAATTACATACGGTTATGATGGTGCGCCTTTGGGTTGCCTTGCCGGTTACGATTTGGGTTATCGCGCCTTCGGCTTCCAGCAGCCCCAAGAACGTGCGGAGCGCCTGCCGCCCCATGCCGGTTTCAGCTTCCATCTGGCGCTGAGACACGCATAGTTGCCCGCGCTTCACGTCGATCATCTTGCCGCCGACGTTGAACCGGGTATCCTTCCAAGCAGCCTTGTGCAGCATCCAGTGCCACACGCCGACGCGGTGCGCGGCCCCAGAGAAAATGGGGTGGTCCCAAATCTTGCGGTAACTACAGATCCAGCCACTCATGACGCACCCACAATGCGAAGGCTCTTTGCCTCTTGCTGGCGCTTCCTGGCAGCCTCTGCCTGCCTCTCTACAGCTGGGAGGATATCGGCACCTTCGACGTGATAGAGAACATCCACGACCTCAGATGGGTGGAAAGCATCTCTCATGACCTCGTACACGGATGGCCTGAGGGCGCAGATGTTCACAAAGCAGTCGGTGTCGACAATCGTTTGGTCTGGAATGAACTCATCCACCAGACACTCGACCTGCCACCTCAGGTCATTATCCAGATGCTGCATTACCTCTGAAACCTCGACGCGAAAGAATTCACGGGAGGCATTGACGCGCTGATCATGAAACTTCTCATGTGCGCGCAACTCCATCTCAACGCAATTGGGCGAAAAAACCTCGTATGCCACCTGAAATGGTGTAGGCACTCCCGTCTGCCATAGCTCGTTGGCTCGCTGCGCGACGGACCTTTCCGTCCGGCCTATTTTCAGGATCCCAGGCATGCTCGGGTTTCTCAAAACATAGACGTATCCCTTACTCATGTGATCTCACCTCGATATTCCACGCCGATAACCGCGAGGGCCTCAGAGACAGTCGACGCGACCGCCTTCTGCCCGCGCCATGTGGCGTGCCATTTCTGTTGATCTGGGGTCAGCTTGCGGGCGCTTGGCGGCTTGCTGCCGTCCTTCACCTCGATCAGGAAGCTTTGACCGCGAAAGCCGACGGCGAGGTCAGGGAAGCCATCACCAGCGGCGTGTGTGGGTGTGACAGTGGCCCCAGCGGCGCGAAGGGCTGCGACGATCTCGCCCTGGTTGGCGTCCACCTTGGCTGCGTAGCGTCTTGCCATCAGTTCTGCCCCCTTGCGCGGCGCATGCGGCGAATGCAGCGGTTCATAATCTTGGTGCGCTCTGCGATGGTGTCGGAAAGGATCTTTTGGCGGCGCATGATCCGCGGGGCCAGCTTGGCCAGCCGTGCCAGTTCTGCCTCATCGGCGTGTTCCATCCATGGGGCACCAAGGCCGAACAGATCGTCCAGAGGCGGACCACCATTGTCACCGATTGCCGCAGCCCATTCGGCGGCCATGCGGTCCTCTTCGGCCTCTTGCGCTTTTGCCAGCTCGAACAGCTGCATAATCGGGTCATCAAGCATGGCTGGTTGCCTCTCGGTGTGTAGTGGTGGTCGGTGTACGGCTCAGCGTGAAATCAGCCGCCCCAGAGCCTTTGACAGCCTGTTGCGGATGGTCTTGGTCGCGTTGGATTTGACAGACCGGCAGGGGCACTCAGCCAGCGCCACCATCAGGCCGTGGGCATCAGCGCGCGGCAGGCGTATGACGATCTCGTCGCCCTCTGCCCTGACGGTTGGCGCGGCACTCATGCCCGCCACCCCATGTGTGCGCGGATGCGCTCTGCGCGGGCTTTGAGGGTTTGATACCTGCGATATGCACGGCGGGATCTGGCCTCGTACCAACGGGCCAAGAGATGCAAGCGGACACTCATTTTGGCCCCTCGATCTGCTGAAAAACGATCTCAGCGCCAGCGATCAAAAGCACCTTGAGAACAATCGGCCCCGGCGCGTCATTGTGGCAGTTCAGCCAGTTGTTGACCGTGCGGGCGTTGACCCCCAATGCCACCGCCGCGCGCTTGCAGAGGTCATGATCCGAGGTGGCCGGGAACGCGACCCAGAGCATATCCGAGAAAAACCGGCGGGCCGTTTTACGGTTGCTTTGCGGTTTTGCAAGATTTTTCCAGCCGTCGCGCATACGTCTAATGCGTGATGATGAAACGGGTGTAGCCAAGGAGGATCGTGAATGGGTCATGTGAAGTCCCAAATTCTGATTTTACAGGGATGGTTAGGCGGCGTCTCCGAAGAGGCCTGCCAAATCGGGCCGCAAATCTCGGACAGTGACCCCAAGAGCCTTTGCCAACCGACCGACCGTTTTAGGCCCTGGGCTGCGCTCCTTTCGCTCAATAAGGCTCAAGAATGGCCGGGAAATACCAGCTTGCTCGCAGATTTTGTCCCGCGAGAGCCCCTTTGTGTTGATGTGTTCGGTGATATCCATACCGAACTTTTACATTATGTGAATTTTTACAGCAAGGAGTATTTTACATAGTGTACGTGGATCGCAAACATGACATGCCTCATAGGATAGGCATGAGATTCAACATACGTGAAAAACGCCTCGCCGCCGGCCTAACCCAAGAAGACATGGCTGATCGGCTGGAAATTTCGACAGGCCTCTATAATGGCTTGGAGAAAGGCAAGCGCCGCATGAATGAGACTTACATGGAAGGCATCGCAAATATTCTCGGCGTTGCCGTCTCTGATCTCATCGTTGAGGATCGTCCAACCATCGCCATAGCCGGTAAAGTCGGCGCCGGGGCGCAGGTTCCTGTATTCGACGTCTACGAAAAGGGCGACGGGCCGCAGGTTGAATGTCCACCCGGCCTATCCCCACGCGGCGTTGTTGCCGTGGAAGTCGAGGGGGACAGCATGGAGCCGGTATATTCCGCCGGAGACCTGCTGTTTTACACGCGGGATAGCTCGGAGGGTGTCCCCGGAGACGTCATCGGCCACCGCTGCGTTTGTGAGGACGTTGACGGAATGGGCTGGGTAAAACAGGTCAAGGCTGGGGATGAACCTGGGCTCTTTCATCTTATTTCATTGAACCCCACAGGTGCAAATATGTGGAATGTGCACCTCAAGTGGGCCGCGCGGGTCAGGCTGCATTGGCCGGTGGAGTTTGTGAGGAAAAAATGACTGAAATCGGCACCGAAACTGAGGCCGGAAGTATTAGCGAGCTGGTAGCAAGGGTTGAAGCCCTTGAGATGGAAACTGCATATCTGAAATCAGCTATCGTTATGTTAGCAACCGCCGATCTGAACGCCGCAGCGGTTTCCACGGAGCGTACTTTAAGTTCAGACGGGCAAAGTAAATCATACGCTGAGATGCTGAAAGTGCATGAGCGAATGTTTAACTTTCTCTCAATAAAACCTCAGGATAACAGTGATGAGTAACCCACGCCCCGAATTTGCCGTTTACGAGAGCACCTTGAAATCTGGTAGCGGCGGTGGCACATTTGATGGCATGGAAGCCCGCGTATCAAGACTTGAAAGTCAAGTGGACAAGGTAGAGGAGCGCCTCACCTCGATTGAAGTCACGCTCGCTAGGATCGAAGCCAAGCTGGACGGAAAGGTGGACACTATCATTGCGACCCTTGGCAGCAAAATCGACTACAAGTGGATCACGGTCTACTTCTTAGGCATAGTCGCAGTTATTCTTCGAAGCGAAATCGCGGCGGTCTTTAACTAGCTGCCCGTCTACCTCCGAAAGATATACGACCCCGCTTCGGCGGGGTTTTTCTTTGCGTGCCCATAATATCTATCTCTCAATTCACAGGGATCGCCGTACTAGCGGGGGCGCACTCGTAATATCCCCCCTGACGCTCCAGCGCCTTGGCCGCAGTCTGGCAGGCATCATCGTCCATTACAAAGCCGTGAAATACCGCCACCTGCCCGCTACCAATTTTTCTTAAGATGTGAGTGGCTGAACCAAAACCGTCTTCGTGAGCCCCCACATTTTCAATGTAAGTCTCCCGGCCTCCCCACGCCCAATAACACAGAGATGTAGCAATAATCGCGCCGCCTAAAAAATTGCCCATTTCGCATATCCCTTGAAGAAAACAGGCCCTCAAGTAAGCCGACCCAAGGGACTTGAGCAAGGCATGGTTGTGATATTTTACACTATGTGAATTTTTCTCTTGCGCTCATATTTCACATTATGTAAAACGGTTCTCAAGCAACGGGAGAGCCAACATGCAAGACCGCGTATTCAAGACCATCTGCCTCGGCGACGATATCGAGTGCATGGCGCAGGTGTTTTTCACCACCGATCACGACGCGCCGGATGCCTCTGTTGGATGTGCTGGCGGGCATGGGGTTTACGCCTCTATCGCTGATGCGGTGGTTGAGGACGTCCTGCACTCCCGCGATGAGCTGTCCGAGATCTTCGGCAAGGCAGACGTGACCCGCGCAGAGCGGATCATTGAGGCGCAGCTCACCGAAACACTGAACGACGGCGAGAGCATCATTGACGATGACGGCGCTGAGTTCGACCCGGCGGATTACGCCGCCCCTATCCATCAAATCGCAGCGGAGTGACTGATATGACCATTCACCCTATCCACGTCATTCCTTCTGAGGATGGCATCTTCAAGGTTGTCGGGGGCGATGCGGACATTACCGCGCCCCTCGGCACCGGAGACAGCGAGAAGGCCGCTCTGGCTGATGCTTCGATCAACCTTTCTGAGACAGCGCACCCGGCGCAGGCCGACGTCCTGATCAAGCTTTTCGAAACCGAAGCTGCAGCGATGGAGAAAAAGGCGAAGGGCGAAATCACGCAATTCTACAAGGCTCAAGGTTTGCGCCTCGCGGCCAAGACAATTGCGGGGGCAATGGCATGAACAGCGCCTGCAACGTCCACCGGATCGGCAAGACTATCGAAAAGCTGCGCACTGACTACGCCGCAGCCTCCACCCCGGCGGGGCCTCTGCCCCCGAACCACTCACGGAAGCCCCGCCGGGGGCTGGATACTGGCAATCCAGGCTGTGTCGCTGACGCCTTTGAGGCGCTCAACAGTGAGGCTGATCAAGAGCGCTTCCACGAGGATATGACCGCAGCTTTTGTCTGGGGTGTCTGGTTCCTCGCATTCCTCTGTGCAGCTGGCGCGTATCTCGCCGCGGGCCCCATTCTTCGCCTCATCGCGTGGCTGGCCGGCACTGCAATCTAATCCTCCCTGGGCCGCGCACCAAGACGCGCGGTCAACTCTCCCCCCGGCGCATCCTGTCCCATACTCGCGCCGGGGGTCTTTTCCGAAAGGTGAGACAATGACAAAGCATGAAGCGATCGAAGCCCCAACGGAAAAGCCGCGCGGCCTCGACCTTATGCGCGCTCCGTTTGAGCCGCACCAAATTTCAAAGCTCCCGAAACCGACGAAGAAGCAAACCGAAGCTGTCCGGGCGGATTTTAAGAATGGCATCCGCTGCACGATATGCGGCGGCTGGCACCACAAGGATGTGGTCCACCTGGATTATGTCGGCCACGCTGCCCTGACGGACCGGCTCCTGGAGTGCGACCCGACATGGAACTGGGAGCCAGTCGCCTTCGATGAAAAGGGGCAACCCCTTCTGGACCAGTGCGGCGGCATGTGGATCCGGCTCACCGTCTGCGGTCAAACCCGTCTTGGCTACGGTCACTCCGACGGAAAGCGCGGCGGCGATGCGATCAAAGAGGTGATTGGTGACGCCCTCAGAAACGCCGCAATGCGTTTCGGCGCGGCCTTGGATCTGTGGCACAAAGGTGAACTTCATCGCTCAGACGAACCTGACGAAGGCAACGCTGCCGCAACGGCAAACCAGCAGGTGCAGACCGTCTCGGCAGGGCAGTTTACCAAGCTGCGTGACTTGGCTCAGGAGGCCGGCGTCACTGAGGAGGAAGTTTGCGCCAAGGTTGGCGCGCCCAGCCTTGAACAGTTCCCTGCCAACCGGTTCGACGCTGTTGCGAAGGGCCTGCAAAGCAAGATTGACGCAGCCAATCCAAGTCCTGCTGAGCAAATCACAGACGACGAGGTGCCGTACTGATGATTAAGGATGGCGAAGAATGGAAGATGGTGCCTTCTGCGCCCGACATTTTGGCATCTTCGCTTGGTCGGGTATGGGTTAGGCCCTGCACTCGCGCCCTGCCAAATGGCGGCACGAGAACCTACAACGCAAAGCCGACATATGGATATGCGGATGGGTCCGCCACGAGCAGGGCGGACAGCCCCAAGCGGAGAATTATCCGGGTCAACCGGCTCTCGAAGACATTCAAGGTGCACCAATTGGTCTGTGAGGCATTTCATGGCCCGAAGCCATTCCCGAAAGCCATTGTTCTGCACATGGACGAAGACCCATCGAACAACCGACCCGAAAATCTTCGCTGGGGCACGCGCAAAGAAAACCAGCATTTCCCTAAAGCGAAAGCCGCCTTCAAGGCCCGCACCGGCGACAAGAGTTGCTGGGCCATTCACAGGAGAACAGCAAATGCCTCTTGATATTTCCATTATCCAAGAAGCCTACGCCGCGCAGCGGTTCGTCTACTTCGACATCGAAACCATCCCCTGCCAAGATGAAAGCTACCTGCTTGACCTTGAGCGCAAGGTGAAGCCGCCGGCTAACTTGAAAAAGCCAGAAAGCATTGAGAAGTGGCTATCAGATAACCGCAAAAGCGCCGCTATCGATGATCTTGCGAAGACCAGCTTCGACGGTGGGCGCGGCCATGTTTGCACCATCGCATGGGCGAAAAACGACAGCCCTATCAGTGTGCGTCACGCCAAAACCATCGCAGATGAGCGCGAAATTCTTGCGGACTTCTTTGCGGACCTCGACCCGTACCACAGCGAAACACTGGTGGGCCACAATATCGCGGGGTTTGATATCGGCTTTCTCCGCAAGCGGGCGGTTTATCTTGGGGTGCGGATGCCTGCTCCTAACAGCTTCCCCCGTGATCCGAAGCCGTGGGACCGGTCAATCGTGGACACCATGGCGGCATGGGCTGGCGGAACCGGCAGGATCAGCATGGACGAACTGTGCCAGATCCTCGGCATTCAGGGAAAGGACGGTTTCGACGGGTCCATGGTTGCCAGTGCTTGGGCGCGTGGCGAGCACGACAAGATTGCGGAGTACTGCCGCGATGACGTCTATCGAACTCGCGAGATCCACAAGCGCTTTTTGCAGGCCGGTTTCTAATGGCCACTCCTAAGCAAATCCGCAAAACCTATGAGCAAGTAGAGAGCGAGGCCAGACGTCTGGTGTCCTTTCTCTGCGAGGACACGGTCCAAACGTGCCTTGAGGAAACCGCCACGCGCACTGGTGAGAGCCTGGAGCAGGTCAAAGAGGTCATGACCGCTGAGTGGTCAATGGCCGGGGGCGGGTGAGATGCCCACCATCTACCTTGTCGGCGACACTCAGCGCGCATACGCAGCTGTGGCCCTCGCTCAGGCGCCAGACCGCGCAGTGGTCACCATCACCGCTGAAAAGCGCTCCGAGCCTCAGAACCGCAAGCTCTGGGCGATGCTTCACGACGTGGCAAAAGCCAAGCCAGAGGGCCGCCAGTGGACAGAGGACACGTGGAAATCAGCATTTATGCAGAGCCTTGGCCATCAGGTCCAGTTTGCAGAAGGGCTGGATGGATCTGGCCCCTTCCCCATCGGCTTCCGCTCATCGAAGCTCAGCGTGGCCCAGATGCGGGATCTGATCGAGATGATCTATGAATATGGCACCCGTCATGGGGTTGAGTGGCGCGAGGCGAAGCGCGCGGGCTGGATGGGGTCAGAGCAATGACCGACCTCATGGGACGCGGCCCACTTGGCCTGAAAGGCGCAAAGCCTTCGAAGCCACCCCGCAAGCCGATGAAGGCGACGGGCCCGAAGATGACCAAGCTGCGCACCGCCGCAAAAGGCCAGACCTGCACACTCCGCCTGTCCTGCTGCAACCATAACGCCGAGACCACCAGCCTCTGCCATATCCGCGCATTTGGCTGGGCCGGAACCGCTGAGAAACCAATGGACTTCCTCGCGGTCTTCGCCTGCTCTGACTGCCACGACGCCTTGGACCGGCGCAGAAACGGCGAGCTTTGGGGCTGGGACGACGTAACCCGCGCCCTTGGAGAAACCCTTATCGCACAACACCGCATGGGCAACCTGATCGTTGCCTGACGCGCTGAACGGAGAACACACATGACTGACACAAGCAAAGAGGCAATTGGGCTTTCGGTGGAAGCTTTGCGTAAAATCGCGGGCGATCAACGGGATCATGCTCATGCCGATTGGGATGATAGCGGCTGCATTTTCCGTGCAGCAGATCGCCTTGAAGCTGTGGCATCCGAACGCGACGCACTCCGCGCCCAGCTACAGGCGGCACGGGATGAGGCGCAGGAAGATGTACTCGCGTATTTCAAGGCGCTTGAAGCCATAGAACTTAACGCCCTTCAGCTAGCCATTCAGCAAGGGCTTTCAGGGGTGGTTCATTCAAATCGTGCCAATAAAGCCGCTTTTGCCATTGCCGCGCTTGAAACCCTCATGGCTAACAGCGAGGAGGTGCCCCGACTCAAGTTTGCACTGCCGCCCAGAAATGGGACACTACCGAAAAGAGACCCCCAATGACCGACCTGATTAAAGCAGCGGATGCGCTGGCGGAAGAGATGCGGCTTATTGAAGAGGAAGCCAAGCGAACAATTGAGTGGGATGAAGAAGACCCAATCAGAATGCTGGACTGGTTCGATACTAAGTGGATCAATGCTCTCTCAGCCTACCGCCAAGCCCGTAAAAGCGCGGGGGATGGGGTGAAGGTCAAACCGTTGGTGTGGGAATGCGAGGGTGGATGGCGCTGGAAAGGAACGCCTCCAGATGGCTTCTTTACGAGTGTAGCTAAGTGGGTTTGGCAAGCCCCTAAAGGCGGGTTTAAACACGCCGGAACCAAAGAGCCGTTTGCAACGCTTGAAGAGGCTAAAGCAGCAGCCCAAGCCGACTACGAAGCCCGCATCAAAGCAGCACTGGAGGACTGAGGATGGAAGCACCTGAACTGAAGCCGTGTCCGTTTTGCGGGTCGGGAATGGAAAGCAATGTAACAGATCACGCCGCAGGTTTTGCGAAAGATTCTTTAGGGCATTTCGCCGTAAATTGTGAGTGTGGCGCTGTAGGGCCGTTCCGCGACTCTATAGAACGTGCGTGTGCTGCGTGGAACATCAACACCGTGACCGCCCTACAAGAGGAAGTGGATAGCCTCAGATGCCTTTTGAAGTTGCTAGAGCAAGACCGTGACAGAGGCAAGATCGAGACCATCGCGGGCGTACCAATTGGCGAGGCGATAAAGGTATTGCGCGCCCATCAACGCGGTCTGAGTGAGGCAGAGGAACACGCCATGGCTAAGGGGGATACATGATGGCAGATCAGATCATCACCGATGAAGTGAAGTATGTGACCGCAACGCAGGCCATCAACTCCCCGCGCTGGCCTTTTGGCCGCGACAAGTTCTATCGCATGGTCCAGCGGGGCAAGATCACGCCCAGCATTCCGTTTGAAGGGTCACGCAAGGTTTACTCTGTGGCCCAGATCGACGGGCTATTTCAGGCCCCCAGCGAACAATAA